GTGGCAAGACAGCAAGGCTGCCCAAAAGTCCATGGATCGGGTTTTGACTGGGGCAGGCTGCAGCCCGTCTTTTTATGCCAAGTGCGCCGCTGTTGCGACACTGATGGCAGGGGCGCCCGTGCACGCAGCGGCTAGCACCATGGTCGCAGGCCCAGCGACCATAGCAGCCGTCACCTTATTGCCGGTTGCCATCGGTGTTGCCTCAGCTGTTGCGATCGGGGCAATCGCAGCACGCTATTGGTTCGAGCATCAGATCGTCAGTAAGGCCATGGACATTGTGCTGCCGTCCCTCATCAACCGACCGAAACCTCCTCAGGACCCCGAAGCCGTGCTCCATCGTAAGTTTGAGACAGAGGACAAGGAGCCCAATGGGGCGTGCACCGTGGGGATAGCTGTCGCCGGGTACGAGCCCGTGATCGTACAAGATTGCGTCCACAATGAGGAGGTAGCCTTGCATGAGCGCATCACCAAGCTGCGCAACCCGTACGAACCGCAAGCCATGGCAGCGCTCCTCAACCACTTGGAGAAGTGGGAGAGTTACTACATGGGGCGCGCTAAGAAGATCGACCCGCTTCCATTCCCTGAGTGGTTGGACGGGGGCGGTTTCGAGCCCGATAAGCGTGAGCGCTATCAGGCTACGCACGACGCGCTGGAGGCCGAGGGATTCACGCTGTATAGCGGGCTACCGAAACAACTCCTACACGATTTCACCACACGCAAGACGTTCCTCAAAAGAGAGTTGACGCTTAGCGCCAACTGCCACGGCACCAAGGACAAAGCCGGGCGGCTAATACAGGCGGCTGAGGACGAGATGACAGTGTTGGTCGGCCCCTGGATCGCAGCGTTCGCAGGCTATATGAAGAACCAGTGGAAACCAGGCAAGTCTAGAATCGCCTGGTCTATCAGCTGCACCCGCGAGCAGGCGGCAGCCCACGTCCGTGCAGGCGACTCGTCGGTGACACCTTTCGAGAACGATCAGAAGGAGTACGACTTCAACCAGCAGCGGCCGATCCTTGAAGCCAAGCACCGGATGTACGCCCGCTACGGAGCCCCTTTGACCGTGCGCCAACTGCTTGAAGCAAATCTTGATACCCACGGGCTTACCAAGCATGGGTACTTCTACGCCGTGGACGGCATGGTCAAGAGCGGCGATTGCGACACGAGCTGCGGCAACTCCTGGGTCAACGGAGTCACCCACGACTTCATATACTGCACCGAGCGCGGCATTACCCCCCTCGAGAGCGATTTGATGTTACTCGTTCAAGGCGACGACGACGTGGGGAGCCATACTGGAGCCGAAATACCTTGGGCTAAAAGGTTCGCCGAGCTCGGGTTCGTTAGCAAACCTGTCTACCGCAGCCGCTGGGAAGACGTGGAATATTGCTCCGAAACGTGCACACCAGCTCTGGAGTGGACCTTCACCCC